CCCTTTTTCATGTAAAACTCCCAAAATGAAAAATCGATTTTTGGGGAAGGGGGTAAAGATATGGGAGGAAGACCTTCAAAACCAGTAAATGTCATAAAGATGGAGAAGAAGAGTCACAGGACCAAGAAAGAGCTTGCCCTCAGGGAGAAGAGTGAAAAAAATCTCGTGACCGGTACCAGGCTCAAGGAGAGCCCTTCCGTCAAGGTCGATCCGGTAGCTCACAAGGAGTTCATGAGAGTGAGAAAGCTTCTGAAGGTGATGGAGAAGGACGATGACCTCTATCATAACCAGATCAACACCTACTGCCTGCTCCATGCCGAGATAGCAAAGCTCTCGGAGGAAGCTGAAGCTCAGAGGAAGGACATCGAAGAGCTGAGGCAGGCAAAGGAGAACTTCGATGATGAGAAGGAGTACTGGGACCTTCTGGCCAAGGCCAAGAAGAGACTGGACAACATAGACCTAAAGATAGACAGAAAGAGAACTCACAGGGAGAAGATAGACAGAGAGAATGGGCTGACCATCACAGCAGCCCTAAGGACTGTTCCAAAGAAGCCGGAGAAGAATACCAGTGAGCTGAAGAGAGCACTATATGGATCATGACCATAAAGCTTATCAATATGCTGCATGGTGCCTGGACCATCCGGACTATGCACCTATATATGTGAGGAAGCAGTGTGAGAGCTGGATAAACATAGCAGACGATCTTGACTCTGATGCAGAGATAGACCTTGATGCTGTGGAGCAGATGGAGAGGCTTCTGAAGGTGATGATACATCCTGACCTTCACTGCACAGTTCATGAAGGACTTGAACCTTATGCCTGGCTCATGATAACAGCTACCTTCTGCACAATCATGAAGGGCACCAACCAGAGGACAAGGTTCTATATCACAACTCTCTTGGAGATTGCTCGTAAGAATTTTAAGACATTCAACAGCGGAGTCATATTTATACTTCTGATGCTGACAGAGCCGGACTTCTCCAGGTTCTTTTCAGTAGCACCGGACCTAAGAGCCAGTTCAGAGCTTAAGCTGGCCGTGCGTAAGATCATAAAGGTCTCACCGGCACTCTCGGATGAGCTTGATCCAGCCTTTAAGAACCTGCGCTCTCAGGTAAGGTGCCTGATAAATGAGAACGAGTACACACCTCTGGCCTACTCGGAGGACAGCATGGACTCAGTTCTTGCCAATGCCTTCCTGGCAGATGAGGCCGGTAATATGGATGACTATCCTATAGAGGCCATGCGCTCATCCCAGATAACACTGTTCAACAAGCTTGGCATCATCATCTCTACTCAGTATCCTAACGATAACAATGCCATGATAACTGAGATAGATGCAGCCAAGAGGGTACTGGATGGGCTGTCTGAAGACAGAAGAGTCTTCTCACTTTTGTATGAACCGGATAACGAGCTTCAGCAGGGTGACAAGTGGCAGACGGATGATAGAGTTCTCTATCAGGCCAATCCTGTGGCAGTGACTCATGACTACATCATGGACGAGCTCAAGCGTAAGAGGAGCACAGCTATCTTTTACGAGAACAAGAGAGAAAACTTCCTTTGTAAACACTGCAATATTCTCTACAAGTCTCTTGGAGCAGAAGGATACATCGATGTCCAGAAGGTAAAGAAGCAGGCAAGGGTGCGAGATGACTCCTGGTGGAAGGGCCGGAGGGTATGGCTTGGCCTTGACCTGTCGCTATCGGATGATAATACAGCTGTAGCAATGGCTACAGTAGAGGATGATGTACTCTATGCTAGAGTTATGGGCTTCATTCCGGAGGACAAGGTAGATATCAAGTCCCAGAAGGAGAAGATAGACTATAGATCAATGATAAAAAAAGGCTACTGCATTCCTTGCGGAGATCAGGTCGTAGATTATGGTGAGATCGAGCGTTACATCATGACCATAGAGGACACCTTCGGAGTGGATGTGCAGCAGGTCGGATATGACAGATGGAATGCGCTGTCAACAATCCAGAAGCTTGAGAATGTGGCAATGGAGTGTGTAGAGATTAAGCAGCACTCACAGATACTCCATGCTCCGACGAAGCTTCTCAAAGAGAAAATCCTGGCAGGAGATTTCTTTTACGATGAGAACAGGCTGCTTGAGATAAACTTTGAAAATGCCAGATGTACAGAAGACACCAACCTGAACAAGTACGTCAACAAGAAAAAATCAAACGGAAAAGTGGACATGGTAGTGGCACTCATCAATGCTATCTATCTGGTACAACAAGACATGCTGTATGGCAGTGAAAACTTTACCGTACAGGTAATCTAAGGAGACAATATGTGGCCATTTAAGAAAAAAGTAGTAAAAGAGAGAGCTGAGGCGGTCAATTTTGATGAAGTACTGCTCCAGGCCATCCTCAACAAGGGCACAGTAACCCTTGACGAGGCTATGGAGATACCTTCTTTTGCAGGATGTGTGAACAAGATCTGCGACACCATCTCCATCATACCGATAAAGCTCTACGAGAAAAAGAAGGAAGGAGTCGCCGAGGTTGATGATGACAGAGTGGTCCTGCTAAACACTGATACAGGAGACACCATGAACGGAAGCGACTTCAAAAAGGCAATTACAAGGGATTACCTTACATCCAAAGGAGGATATGCCTTCATAAACAAAAAAGGGAATAAGTTTTTATCCCTTAACTATGTTGAGGCTGATAAGGTGAGCTTTTATGAGGGTGTAGATCCCATCTTTAAGGACTACAAAGTACTTGTAAACGGCAATACTTATGAGCCCTATCAGTTCCTTAAAGTGTGCAGAAACACAAAGAACGGATACAGGGGCACATCCATCGTGGAAGAGTCTAACCTGGCTCTGACAGTGGTTTATACCAGCCTAAAATTTGAAGGGAAGCTTGTAAAAAGAGGCGGTAATAAGAAGGGCTTCCTTGAATCTGAGAAGAAGCTTGACAATGATGCCATCACAGCATTAAAAGAGGGCTTCAACAAGATGTACTCAGATGATAACGAGAACGCTATAGTGCTGAATAACGGCGTGAAGTTCCATGAGAGCTCTAATTCATCCACAGAAATGCAGCTCAATGAGAATAAAAAGAGCAATAGCACTGAGATCTGCAAATTATTCAACATGCCTCCGGAGATTATGAACGGAGGAGCCACAGAAGAACACAAAAAACAGTACATCCAGTACTGCATTATCCCTATTCTGAAGGCCATAGTGGAATCCCTCAACAAAGATCTGCTACTGGAGAAGGAAAAGGGCAACAAGTTCTTTGATTTTGATGTATCTGACCTTACAAAGGCCGACATCAAGACCAGATATGAGGCTTATGCGATCGGATATAAGAACAGATTCCTCCAGATCAGCGAGATCAGAGAGATGGAGAACCTGCCTGATATCAATATACCATTCTTTATGATGGGACTTAATGATGTTCTGTATGATCCTGAGTCAGGGGATATCTTTATACCTAACATGAACCAGTTTGCCAACGTCAAGGATCCTTCAAAATATCCTTCACGGGAGGGAAACAATAATGTTCCGGCAATAGGACCTGCAGAAGAGACTGAAGAAAAAGAAAACGAGGAGGAAGAAGATGAAAGTAAAGATAAGAGCTGACACCGTTGAGATTGAAGGATATGTAAACGCTGTCGGCAGGGACTCAAGGAGGCTGACAGATGAGTACGGCTATCCTTTTGTTGAGCAGATTCAGCCTGGTACCTTCGGAAAGGCTCTTGAAGATGCAAAGCGAGAGGAGAGAGCTATCCTATGCCTCCTGGATCACAAGGAAGATCATGTGATAGGAGAGACCGGTGTGAACCTTGAGCTTGAAGAGGACTCTATAGGACTTCATGCAAGAGCAGTCATCACTGATCCTGAGACAGTGGAAGCAGCCAGGGAAAAAAGACTGAAAGGCTGGTCCTTTGGATTCAATGACCTGGACTACAGAGAGAGCTATGGAGAGAACTGTACGAGAAGGACCATAACAGAACTCATCCTGCTGGAAGTATCTGTCATTGATGACAAGCTCATTCCCTGCTATGCAGGAACATCAATCCATGCTAGAGCGGAGGAAGGAAAGCAAACAGTCTACACAAGAGCGATCGATGACAAGGTCGAGTATGTGGAAGACAAAGAAGATCCTAAGGAACCTGAAGAACAGAAACCCGAAGAGCAGAAGCCTGAAGAAGCAGCAGCTGCTCCGGAAGGAAAACCTGAGGAGAGAGCCGGCGAGACCGGAAACAAAGAAGATGAAAGTCCACAGGACTATTCATACTACAGAAACAAGATAGCACTATTAACTCTGGGCTGATGAGGCCCTTTTTTAATGCTTACTAAGAGGAGGAAAGCAAAAATGAATGAGAAACAGAGAAAAGCATTGATGGAAAAGAGAGCTGAACTCATCGAAGAGATGACAAAGCTCACCAACAAGGTTGCTGAAGAGACCAGAGCCTTCACAGCTGAAGAGCAGGCTGATTTTGATGCCAAGGCTGAGGAAGTAAAGGGAATCGATGCAACACTTGGCGCTGATGAGAAGACAAGGGCATTCCTTGATGCTCCTAAGGCAGCAGCTAAGGAGAGCCAGGAAGAGATTGATGTCAGAGCTTTTGCCAACATCATCAGAAGAAGTGGTGATGAGAACATCACTAAGACTGCAAACGGAGCAGTTATTCCTACAACAATCGCAAAGAAGATCATTGACAGAATCTATGACATCTCTCCTGTATTCGGTCAGGCAGAGAAGTTCAATGTTAAGGGAACAGTAGCAATCCCTTATGTTGATGAGTCAAACGACAACATCACAATGGGATATGCAACAGAGTTTGAGGACCTTGAGGCAAAGGGCACAAGACTCCTTACAGTAAACCTCACAGGCTTCCTTGCAGGAGCTCTTGCTAAGATCTCTAAGAGCCTTCTCAACTCTACCGACATTGACCTTACAAACTTCGTTATCGAGAAGATCGCACAGGCAGCAGCACTCTTCCTGGACAGCGAGACTCTTGTAGGCACAAACGGAGGTGTCACAGGTCTTTCAACACTTGCTGCAGGACGTAAGGTTACATCCGGAGCAGCTGCAGCCATCTCCATGGATGACATCATCTCTCTTAAGTCAAAACTTAAGAGCGCCTTCCAGAAGGATGCTATCTTCGTAATGCACCCTGACACTCTGGACATGATCCGTCACCTTAAGGATGGCGAGAACAGATACTATGTCCTTGATGATGTGACAAAGGACTTTGGAGTATCACTCCTTGGAAAGCCTGTCTACACATCAGATCAGATGCCGCAGGTAGCTGCTGGAAACACATCCATCTACTATGGAAACTTCAAGCAGGCTCTTGGAGCAAAGGTCGTTGAAGACTCTGTACAGGTTCTCACAGAAAAGTACGCAACACAGCATGCTCTTGGAATCGTTGCATGGCTTGAAGTTGACTGCAAGATTCAGAATCAGCAGGCAGTTGCAGCTCTGGTTCAGAAAAACGGAGTATCAGCATGATAATCAAAGCCCTCAAGAGCTTTGCATGTAAAGAGATAGCACCATCACCGGGGCAGGTAGTAAACTGCTCCGATGATCTTGCTAGTGATCTGATAAGTGCAGGCTATGCTGAAAGAGTTGAAGAGGCCAGTGAGGTCAAAGCCGTTGCGACGTCGCAACAGGACGAACCAGCCAAGCCGACGGACGATAAGGCCGAGGCCAACAAGCAGACCAAAAAAGAGGAAACCAAAAATGATAATAAGTCAGGTGACAAGAAGCGAGCGGTGTCAACAGCTAAGGGAAAACGACGCAGTTCTAAGTGAGAATGAGCTCTCATATATCGACTCACTCAAAGCAGCTGCCATCTCCTACATCAAGAGCTATACCGGCATAGGTGGTGTGGATGAACCTGATGAGCAGGGCAGGAAGCTTGATGATTATGAGGATCTTACCTATGTGCTCTTTGCGCTTGTCTCTGATATGTACGACAACAGAGAGGTGAGTGTGAACAAGGATAAAGTCAATCCGGTAGTCAAGGGTCTCCTGGGAATACACGACTTTAACCTGGTACCATCATCGGAAAGCGAGGAGTCATGAATGCAGGAGCATACAGAAGCCTCATAACCATCGAACAGCTGACCACAGAAACAGACAAGGACGGCTTTGAGAAGGAGGTCTGGGTTCCTTATTATTCCAATTATGCGTATGCAAATAAGCTTTCCGGCAAAGAGTTTTGGGCGGCAGCTGAAACAGCTGCTCAGAACACTGTGAGATTCGAGCTCAGATATCACCCTCAGCTGGACAGCGTTAATTCCAAGGACTTCAGACTTATTTTCGATAAACATGTTTTTAACATCACTAATGTAGACAATGTGATGTTTAAGAACGAGACAGTGAAGATATCAGGTATAGAGGTTGTATAATGGCAGGCTTTAATTTGGAAATCCCGGATGATTTTTTAAAAGAGTTGACAGACAAGCCCTTTGACAAGATTGCCAAAGAAGCCCTTGATACATGCGCTCCGATCCTGGAGAAATCTGTTAAGAGTTCCATGAAGAGGGCAGTAAAGCACCCAGGGGATTCTGACATGATTAAGTCTGTGAGGAAAAACAAGCCGAAGCAGACAAAGACGGATGCCTGGATAGTGAATGTATATCCTTCAGGGTACTCCAGCAACACATTCAGCAGATATACAGGAGGCAGGGTAAAAAGATATCCGGTATCAAATGCCTTAAAAGCCATATGGCTTGAGTATGGTCGAGTCGGCCAGACACCAAGTCCTTGGCTTGCTCCTGCTGTACAGAATTGCACCGGAGAAATATTGAAGAAGATGCAGGACATCTGGGAGAAGGAGGTAGGAGCCAAATGAATGTCAATGAATTTATAAGGGGACTTGAGCCTATCACAGGGCTGAAGGTTCAGCCTGATCTGCATACAGGAGAAGAAGAGAACTATATTACCTTTACCTACGCAAATGAGGCGCCGGAAATTAGTGCCGACGATGAGCCTGAAGCCGACACAGCTATTTTATATGTGAGTCTTTATACTGAACAGCAGTTAAACTACATGGAACTAAAGGAAATCATAAAAAACTACTTTGAAAGCTGTGATGAATGTGTTGTCAGCAACGTCTTTTCTCAGCTTGAGGATTACAAGACCAATGCAAACACAGTCAAGTACAAGAGACACACTACTTTCGTAGTAGAAATCACTCAATGGAGGTAAAAGTTTATGGCTTACTATGGACTTAGAAAGCCCTTTGTGGCTTCTTACAACAAGGAGACCGGAGTTTACAGCAACGGCTTCCAGTGTGGCAAAGCTATAGGTGTAAACATTACACCTAACTATGTCGAAGGCTCACTCTATGCAGATGATGAGCAGGACGAGTACGAGAAGGCATTCACGAATGCCAACGTAACTCTGAACACCAACACACTGCCAATCCAGGCAGCAAACACAATGTACGGGCATGAGATTAATGCCGAGAACGGTGAAATCATCTACAAGACTACTGATGAGTCAAACTACGTAGGAGTTGGATTCGTAGTAGCTCAGACAGTATCCGGCATTAAGTCCTTTGTGGCAACTATTATCACATGTGTTAAGTTCACAGAGGCAGCAGAGGAGTTCTCAACAAAAGGTGAGTCTATCACTTACGTTACTCCTTCGCAGGAAGGTCTTGCCATTGCTGACAAGAACAGCAAGTGGAAAGAGAAGAAGACCTTTGAGACTGCGGATGCAGCCATCAACTATGTTAAGACCTATCTTAACATCTCAACACCTTCAGCATGATGCTGAATACAATGATAGTGGCAGTGGTAGCGCACAATGTGCGTTATCGCTGCCATGTTTTTTAGGAGAATAGGAATGCGAAAGATTGAAGTGGATCATGTCACACTTGGAGATAAGACCTATCCTGCATATTGCGACCTGAGAGTCCTGGAGCAGCTGCAGGATGAGTATGAAACCATCACAAAGTATGAGAGAGCTCTTCTTGGTCAGAAAATAGTATATGATGCGGACGGGAATCCGGAGAGGGCAGATGACGGCACCATAGTCAAAGAGACAACTGAGCAATCTGTTCATGCTATAGTCAAAGGCCTCTATCTGATGATAAGGGAAGGCCAGAGGATAGAAGGCGAGACAGATCTTATCACAGAGGATGATATCTATGAAATGCAGATCAATGTGATCCTTCTCAAGATGGTAGTGCATGGCCTTTTCATGAAGTGCTTTGATGTTAAAAAAAAAGACAGCGACGTAACGTCCAGGAAGACGAAGAAACAGAACTAGATTTTGAATGGATGTACTTGATGGGAAGGACCAGGTTCTTGATCTCACAGGAAGAGCTGGAGAGCCTTACCTTTGCCAGGTGGAGTGAGATATTCCACGCATTCAGAGTTATCTGGAATTTTGAAGCAAAGAGATGCTTATACAAGGATGTCGAAGAAGAACAAAAGGAATATGAGATGACTCATCAGCCCATAGAAGACATCAATAAGCTGTAGGGAGCACGAGATGGCAAATAAAAAAATCGGTGGAAGCATCGTTTTAGAAGGTGCATCTAAGTATAATTCAGATCTTAAGAACATAAAGACCAACCTTGCGCAGCTGCGGTCTGAAATGAAGCTGTGCAATTCTCAATATTCTAATAATGCCAACAGCACGGAGGCGTTATCGAAAAAGCATGAAATCCTGTCAAAGGAGATGGAGCAGCTAGGCAAGAGGGCAAAGACCTATGCTGAGATGATCGAAGAGAGCAAGAAAGCACAACTGGAAGCTGCTGAGTCCATCGACAAGTATGAGAAGGAAATCTCTGAAGCCAAGGCCAAGCTTGCAGAACTGGGAAAAAGCGGAGATGCAGCCAATGATGAGCTTGAGGAACAGAAGAAGGTCCTTGCAGATCTTGAGGGCGAACTGGCCAAGGCAAACTCCAAGTATGAAGACGGCGAAAAGAAAATAAAGCAGTACACGACTGCAGAGAATAATGCTCAGGCAGAACTCAACGACCTCAACAATGAGCTGGTCCAGAATGATAAATACCTGGATGAGGCCAACAATAGCATGGATGGCTGTGCCAAGTCTATCGATGAGTTTGGTAATGAGGTCAAGGAAGCCGGAGATGATCTCAATGTCTTTGGAGATGTAGTAAAAGGCAGCCTGGCCACAGATGCAATTGAGGCAGGCTTAAGAACTTTGTGCAACGGCATCAAGGAAGCAGCACAGTATGCCATTGAGGTAGGCTCATCCTTTGAGGCAGGTATGTCAAAGGTAGCAGCCATCTCCGGAGCAACAGGATCCGAACTTGATAAGCTGACAGCCAAGGCCAAAGAGATGGGAGCAACTACAATGTTCTCTGCAACAGAGTCTGCAGATGCTCTCTCATACATGGCAATGGCAGGCTGGAAGACTGACCAGATGCTCCAGGGCCTCCCTGCAGTCATGAATCTGGCAGCAGCTTCCGGTGAAGATCTTGCCCTGGTATCTGATATCCTCACTGATGACATGACAGCCTTTGGAATGTCTGCAGACCAGGCAGCACACTTTGCTGATGTACTGGCAGCAGCTTCATCCAATTCCAACACAAACGTGGCAATGATGGGGGAGACTTTCAAGTATGCCGGTGCAGTTGCCGGAGCTATGCACTACTCAATTGAGGACATGGCTGTAGCAACAGGCCTCATGGCCAACAATGGCATCAAGGCATCAAATGCCGGTACAGCACTCAGATCTGTCATCACCAGAATGGCCAAGCCTACAAAAGAGTCTGCACAGGCCATGAAGGACCTTCATATTGAAATCGAAGATGGACAGGGGAACATGTACTCCTTCATGGAAGTCATGGAGCAGATGAGGGAAGGATTTAATGGCCTGACTGATGCTGAAAAGGCTCAGTACGCTGCAATGCTTGCAGGTAAGACCGGCATGTCAGGACTCCTGTCAATTGTCAATGCATCAGAGGCTGACTTCCAGAAGCTCTGCGCATCAATCGATAACAGCAATGGAGCAGCGCAGAGGATGGCAGATACCATGCAGGACAACCTGAAGGGAAAGATCACCATACTTAAGAGTGCTCTTGAAGGACTTGGCATCTCTGTCTATGACGTATTCTCAGATGATCTGAAAGTAGGAGTGGAAGCTGCTACAGATGCAATAGGCAGATTCCAGAAGTCTGTAGAAGATGGAGACATAGGTGCATCCCTCAACAAGATGAGTAAGGCGCTGGGAGAGTTCATGGAGGGAGTCATTGATGCCGGAGAGAATGTCCTTCCGGTACTCATTGATGCTCTCACATGGATCATAGACAATGCTCCTCTGGTAGTCGGTGCTCTTGCCGGCATGAAGATAGGCTCAATTGTAGGAAGCATGATAACAGCCTACCAGGGACTTACTACAGCACTGGAAGGAGCTTCAGCAGCACAGGCCATCCTCAACGGAGTAATGTCTGCCAATCCTATAGGCCTTGTATGTACAGCCATAGGAATACTTGCAGGAGCTCTGATAGGACTTGATAAAGTCACAAGAGAACAGACCAATGCCTATGATGAGCAGTATGAAGCAACAGACCAGCTCATTGAGCAGAGCAAGAAACTTGCTGACAGCACCAAGGATTCCATTGAACAGAGGAAGAAGAACAGGGAGTCCCTTGAGAATGACAGGCAGGTATCTGAAAAACTCATAAGAGAACTTGAGGGCCTTCAGAGACAGACTGAGCTCACTGCTACAGAACAGACCAGGCAGAAGATGATAGTTGAAGAGCTCAATACCATCTATCCTGACCTTGGCCTTGCAATAGATGATGCTAGCGGAAAGCTCAATATGTCCACTCAGGCCATAAGAGACAACATAGATGCAACTCTTGAGCAGCAGAAGGCTCTGGCAGCCATGGAAGACATGACTGAAATAGCCAAAGAGCAGTATGAGGCTGAAAAGAGGCTGGCTGATCTTGAGAGGGAGAGAAACGACCTTCTCACAGAACAGTCTGAGGCAATGGCTGCAGCTAAAAAAGAAGCTGAGGAGTATGGCCGTATCACTGATGATACCCAGGCAAGATGCACCTATGCAGCTGAGGCCATAGATGGACTCAATGAGAGCATCAATGCTGAAAAGGATAATATCTCAGCTCTCTCTGATGAATACCAGCAGGCAGCAGCTTATGTGACAGATGCCAATGACCAGATGGCAACCTCTGCAGAGGAAAGCTCAGCTGCTATCCAGCAGGCTCTTTATGAGCTCTCTGAGGAGCAGCAGAAGGAACTTGAGAAGATAACAGAGACTGTATCTGAGTTCAACGGACTCTTTGACCAGATGGCAACAGAGGCCGAGACAAGCCTTGAGCAGATGAGTGAAAACCTCAAGACTAATGCTCAGGGCATGAATGACTATGCTGACAATGTCCACAAGGCCATGAACATAGCTGCAGAGTCTACGGACCAGTCCACTAAGGATATCGTCAATTACCTGGTGGGAATGGGAGTAGACGGAGCTGCTGAGCTGGCTCTCTTTGTCCAGGCAGCTGAGGAAAAGAGCTCTGAATACAATGAGATCATCCAGAACTTTGGTGACTTCCAGATGGCTCAGAGAACGGCCGAGGAAGCCCTTAATGACTGGAACCTTGGACTTAATGATGGCTATGAGGGCATCATTGAAACAGCCAACACCAAGCATGAAGAGCTCAATAAATCACAGCAGGACATGTTTGATACTCAGATGCAGCAGGCTGAGCAATATAAGACGGATGCTACTCAGATGGCAACGGATACACAGCAGTCAATGGCTCAGGCAACACTTGACGAGCAGGGGACTGTTGAAACAGCAAACGAAACTGTAGCAAAGGCAGCTATAGACAAAACAGCATCTACACTGGAAATAAACAACGGAAGATCGGATGTCTTTTATCGTACTGGTACCACAATCGATGACTCTCTTGCTTCAGGTATCGATGATGGCACATCAGCTGTATGCTCTGCAGTCTCAAGAATGTGTGAGGCAGCAGTGGCATCAGTAGATATAAGCGGCATCACTTCAAGAATAGATGCAGCCATAGCAGCTGGAGCGGAAAGGGCACAGGCAGTATATGGAGGCGGCTAAGAATTTTGTAGTTTTTGGAGGAAAAAATTTAAAAGATTTTGGTCTTGTCTTCAGTGGTACAGGGACCCATGGAGCTCCTTTGAGAGACTACAGCACAGTAGCCATACCTGGAAAAAACGGAGAGCTGTACATTGATAATGGCAGATATCTGAACATCAGAACGACATATCATGTCGGAGTCAAGAAACCGGTAGCAAGGAATTTAAGGGACCTTCGCAACTACTTGGGAAGCTTGAAAGGATATCAGCGACTTGAGGACAGCTATCATCCGGAAGTGTTCAGGCTGGCAATGCTCTCAAGGGAGATAAGCCCAGAGGTAAGTGTAAGAGGCAGGATAGGAGAGCTAGATCTTGAGTTTAACTGTAAGCCTCAGCGCTTCCTTAAGTCCGGTGAAGAGGAGACAGAATATGCAAGTGGTTCAGTCATCTACAACAATACGTTGATGAAGGCTCTTCCTCTTATCCGTGTATATGGTACCGGAGCTCTGGCCATAGGGAATGAGACCATCACGATAAACAGCGCAAACGGATACACAGACATCGACTGTGACCTGATGGATGCTTACAAGGGCAGTACAAACTGCAACGGCAACATCACGCTGACATCAGGAGAGTTCTTTCACCTGGATCCGGGAGAGAATGGGATATCATTCGGAAGCGGCATAACCAGAGTGATAGTAAAGCCAAGGTGGTGGATGCTATGATACCTATTTTATTCAGTGAAAACGCAACAATTTTTACAACAAACGGCCTGGGGAGGCTTTCAGATGCACTCAGATGTGTAGTAAAGGAAGAGAGAAATGGACCTTATGAGCTTGAGATGGAATATCCCATCACAGGAGCTCACTATGAAGACATTGCTCAATCAAGGATAATCTTTGCAACACCTGCAGACGGAAAGCCAGGTCAGCCCTTCAGGATATACAAGATCGAGAAGCTCGTATCCGGAAGAGTAAGAGTGTATGCAGAGCATATCACTTATCAGGCAAACCACATCACAGTCATGCCCTTTGAAGCAAACTCTGCAGCATCGGCTATGGCACAGCTGCAGAGTAATGCCATAGGCTCCAATCCTTTCACGTTATGGACAGACAAGCAGACTACTGGACATTATGTGCAGGAAGTACCTGAGAGCATAAGGGCAAGACTTGGAGGGCAGGAAGGAAGCATCCTTGATATCTATGGTGGAGAGTACGAGTGGGATAAATACACGATAAAGCTTCATCAGCAAAGGGGACAGGACAGAGGTGTGGTACTCCGCTATGGGAAGAACATTACGGATCTATCCCAGGAAAACAACATCACAACAACTTACACAGCTGTATGTCCTTATGTTAAGGAATCAGAGGATGATCCTCTCATCACTCTTCCGGAAAAGTACATCGCTTCAGATAATGCAGGCAACTTCCCTTATCTGAGGATCAAAAATGTGGACTTCACCAAAGAGTTTGAGAAGGATGAGGATATCACAGTCGCAGCCCTGAGGCAGAAGACAAGAGACTATATTGCGGCAAATAACATAGGAATCCCTAAGGTAAGCATAAAGGTCTCTTTTGTGGCTCTATGGCAGACTGAGGAGTACAAGAACATAGCTCCATTGGAGAGAGTGAACCTATGCGACACTGTGACGGTAAGATTCGAGAAGCTTGGAGTAGATGCTAAGGCCAAGGTAATAAAGACTGAGTACAATGTGCTTCTGGATAGATACAACAGCATCGAGCTCGGAGAGTCAAAATCAACAATATCTGCTACAGTTGCCACACAGGAGCAGAGAATAATCAGTGAGACTGAATCAGACCTTTTGAGAGCTCAGAAGCATGCCACAGAGCTTATCACCGGAGGGCTTGGTGGTTATGTGGTCCTTAAGAGGAATGCAAACGGAAAGCCTGAAGAACTCCTTATCATGGATACTGACAGCACTGATACAGCAGTTCATGTATGGAGGTACAACAAGAATGGCTGGGGCTATTCATCTACCGGCTACAATGGGCTGTACACACTTGCAGCAACTCTTGACGGTGGCATTGTAGCCGACTTTATTACAACAGGGACACTCAATGCAAACCTGGTGAAGGCGGGAATGCTTAAAGACAAAGCAGGCAATAATTACTGGGACATGGTAACAGGAGACTTCCAGCTGTCACCTAGGGCCATCGTGGGAACATCCACAGTGGCAAGTAAAAACGACGTCACAACAGGGGATGCTAACACGCTCTCAAGCGCAAATGCTGCAGCTGATAGCAAGATATCGGCCTTTGATGCAGCACTCAATCAGCAGAAAGTGTTCAATAAGCTCACCAATAACGGACAGCTCCAGGGCATCTATATGAGGAATGGAAGACTCTATATCAATGCCAGTTACATTGCTTCAGGAGTCATTGCTGATACAAGCGGCAATACTCTCTGGGACCTCACCACAGGAGCTTTGTCAAGTAAGAAATTCAGTATAGACTCGACATATTTCAAGCTGGCAGAAGATGGAAAGATCACATCCATCACATCTGATGGCAAGAAGCTTGTCATGGAAAAAGGAACCATAACCGGGTTCAGAGCCAACGGCACACAGTCAGCAAAACTTGAGATAGGAGATGGACTATTTAACATAGTCGGCAAGCTGGCCCTCAACGGAGTAGTTGGAGTCAGTGGCTCAACAAGTTTTGTTAAGGGAATAGATTATGAAGAGGCTAGCCTGGGGAATATTTGTACTGCGTTATCCACAGAAAGATTTACTTATGCTTATGATTTCACCATGCCTAGTATCACAGCAACGGCATCCGGAAATGTCACATTAAGCGGTATGGTTGGAGGCTCCTATACAACAATGAGTGGATATGTCAGCCTTCCAGTAACTGTAAGTGTTATCGGTGGAAGAGTATATACACGAACGGGAACATGTTTCTCAGCCAATGGTCCTACATTCCAGACAATAAAATATGCAAAAGCAGTATCTGCTAGTACTGGAGCCATCAATTCATCAGATGGCCTCATTCAATCAATTTCTTAAAAAGGAGGAAAAGAAATGTACAATGAAACGCAGTCAACACAGATCACGGCATACACAATGATAGAAAATCAGACAGTAGTAAACATGTATGCTCAGAAGTCAACAAAAGGGGATATCAATATGAATATTAATATCCAGTCACCCACTCTTTATGAGGCAAATAAAGAAGAGTGTGATGCAGACATTGAGACATTCAAGAGCCATGCGGAGGAATTGTAATGCCGGAAAATATGCAAGAGATTCAGGTAGATGATATTCCTTCCACTATCATCTGCTCAAAAGCAACAGAAGATATCAAGAACTTCCTGGAAGGGATAAGAAAAGAGCAGGGGCTCTCATATGATCTGATGTGCATGATCTTGAGGGATGCCTGCTCTCATTTTGAACGTCAAAGGGCCAATGATTATGCCAATGCTGTAATAAAACAGACAGCACAGATACAGATCCTCAGCAATCAGCTGGCCATAATGCAGGCACAACAGGAGGATACAAAGAATGATAACACAGGTAACGAAGCTTAATCTTGTACCGGGCGGAGTCCTCCCCAGGATAAATGTCACGCAGTATGACTATGGCAGCAGGGCTCTGGAGTTCATTATTTACAATGGAGATCAGAGATTCACTCTTGCCAGTGGGATGACAGCCAAGATACAGGGAACCAAGCCGGACAAACACGGCTTTGATTATGCTGCAACAGTAAACACAGCAAATAATAAGATTACAGCCAATCTCACCCAGCAGATGACAGCCTGTCACGGAGAAGTCCTTACAGAACTTGTAATCCAGAAGAATGGAGAGAGGATAGGTACAATCAATTTTATCCTGGATGTCCAAAAGGCGGGGCTAAATGATGAGACTGTTGTATCTGACTCGGAATTGCCTGAGATCATCACTCAGGCAACAGAGCAGATGGAGAGAGCGGAGGCAGCAGCTGCTACAGCCACTACAAAAGCCTCAGAGGCTTCTACATCTGCCACTAATGCAGCCTCAAGTGCAACATCCGCTGCATCAAGCGCTACAAGTGCAGGTAATTCAGCTACATCAGCTGCAAATAGTGCAGCAAGTGCAGAAGAAAGCGCAGACAGAGCCCAGAGCTATTCTGTAAATACTCCTTACATTGGGGCAAATGGCAACTGGTGGGTATGGAATACTTCTCAGGGTATTTATGTTGACTCTGGAGTGGATGCCAGTATAACAGTAGCTATTGCTGATATTACAATGCTTGAACCCGATGAAGCGCCTTATGTCACTAACTCAGGAACAAACACAGATCCGATATTCCACTTATTTATTCCAAGAGGTAAAGGTATAAGCAGAATCACAAAGACAGGCACAAGCGGTCTTGTAGATACTTACACTATTATCTTTACAGATGGAGCGACATCTACTTTTACTGTCACAAATGGTAAGACTGCATACCAGAGCGCAGTAGAGGGTGGATACACAGGAACAGAGGCAGAGTTTGAAGCTGACTTGGCAAACTTTGGACAGTGGAAGAATGATGCAGAAACAGCAGCAGCAAATGCTGCTACGAGCGAGGCCAATGCTGCCAACTCTGCAAGTGCTGCAAGCACAAGTGCATCAAATGCAGCCACATCGGAAACCAATGCAGCCACATCAGAGACTAATGCAGCAGCATCAGAGACAGCGGCGTCCGGAAGCGCCACAGCAGCAGCGAACTCAGCTACGGCAGCAGCTGGTTCAGCAAGTGCAGCAGCTTCCTCAGAGACAAACGCAGCGGCTTCTGAAAGAGCAGCAGCTTCCTCAGAGACAAACGCAGCAGCATCAGAGACAGCGGCGTCCGGAAGCGCCACAGCAGCAGCGAACTCAGCTACGGCAGCAGCTGGTTCAGCAAGTGCAGCAGCTTCCTCAGAGACAAACGCAGCAGCATCAGAGACAGCAGCATCCGAAAGCGCAGAAGATGCAGAGGCCTGGGCTGAAGGCACAAGAAATGGATCTCCGGTTCCTTCAACAGATCCAACATATCAGCACAATGCAAAATACTGGGCGGATCAGGCAGGCGGAGCAATGAATGACTTCCAAGGTGCTACTGCATCAACGCCGGGAACACATGGACTTGTACCGGCTCCTGGAGCAGGAGACCAGGACAAGGTTCTTAAGGGTAACGGAACCTGGGGAGATGCAGCAGCTGCCTTGGTTGATCTTACAGATGTGAATCTCACTAATCCTGCTGATGGTGATGTATTGGTCTATGATGGCACAGCCCATAAGTGGAAGAATGCAGGCACATTGAAACAGCTCAAGGAGGCCTTTGATGATCTCGGCTTATCAGTGGTGGATGGAGAAGTGTGCCAAACATATATTACTAACTAAAAAAGGAGAAGAGCATGAGCGGAGTAACAAAACCTTTAATACATGATGAGACCGGAAAGGCCATTGCCGATGCTATCAACAACGTGGCAACAGCCATTGACGGGGAAAAACAGGGGATCATCTACGGATTCCACATCGACAATGCTGAGAGTGATCCCAGCGCCAAGGTAACATACCTTAAAGATGCTGCAGGCATGACACCGGCACACATGAACTTTACATCAGGAGAATTTGATTATGGCTCCTGGGAGGATGCATTTTTCATGCCAAGACCTTGCATGCTCAAGTCTGATGGTACCGTAGACTACTATCTTAAGGTCTCTGATTACACCAAAAAGGAAGATGGCACAGCTTCAGATATTGCCAACACTGCATACGCTGGTAACGCTATGATGGAGTGGGGACGCAATGGCAAAAAAATCTGGATGAAGATAGTGCCTTCTGCAGATGGCAAGAGTGGAGATGTATTCATTGCTGACCACAAGGCAGATGCAGGCTTCCATGACTGGCCATTCCATAACTGCAATGGTGAGAGTGTGCCTCACTTCTATACAGCTATTTACAACGGTTCCCTTGTATCGTCAACACTCAGATCATTGAGCGGTCAGGCACTCATGAAGAAGAAAACCGGGGCAGAGGAGATCACTGCAGCAACAGCAAACAACACCGGAGCATCAGAACTCTGGAATATTGAATGCATTGCCGACAGGATGCTTATCAATATGCTCCTTATCCTCATGGGTAAAAGCACAAATACCCAGGCTGTGTTTGGAGAAGGTGCTCACACAGGCGGATCAGAAGCTGTCAATGACACATTCACGACAGGAATACATAACACAAAGGGCCTCTTCTTTGGTACCAACAGCGGCTCTGTAGCAGCCAACAGCTTTGGAAACTGCGTCAAGGTTTTTGGCATGGAAAATTACTGGGGGCTTCAGTGGAGAAGACAGAGAGGCTACATCAATGCAAATGGAGTCCAGAAGGTAAAGCTCACTTATGGACAGGAAGATGGCTCAACAGTGAGCGGATACAACACTGACGGCTCAGGATATATACCTCTTGGCATCACTCCTACAGGAACATCCGGAGGATACATTGACGAGATGAAGTTCACAGAGCAGGGTATGTTTGGCAAGAACTCAAGCGGAGATGCCACACATGACTATTGTGACGGCCAGTGGTTTAACAACGGCATAGCCGCGTTTGCGCTATGCGGGGGCAATTCCAACGCCGGGGCTCTTGTCGGTGCGTTCTGCTGCGGTCTGGGCAGCGCCGTGTCGCGTGCGGATTGGGGCGTCGGCGCTGCTGCGTCTTGCAAACCACTTGCTTGAGAGGGTGAATTGTGAGCACAGCGAACAAGAGGGAGAACCTTCTCCCTCTTATCGAAAAGCAGTCAGAGATCATCGAAAGCTTAGTACAACTGAATAAATTCACGCTGGACCTTCTGAACCAGTACACAGCAGTGGATGAATATGAGCACATGCTGGATCGGATACAGAAGGGCGATGATGTGATAATTGAATAATAAATAGGGCTTAGAAGCACGCCAACGTTTGCGCTATGCGGAGGCAATTCCAACAACAGGGCTCATGTCGGTGCGTTCTACTGCAATCTGAACAACACCGTGTCGAATGCGAATTGGAACATCGGCGCTGCTGCATCTTATCAATAATGGAGTAATAACTAAATGTACTTCTAGGCCCTCTCCCCATGGAGAAAATTAACTCACTAGCAAGCATCTGTGAGTAGCTAGTCGAAAATGGATGAGAGGATAAGACGAAAAATGAAGTCTTACAATCATTTATGGGAACAGTTCATATCTGATGAGAACATTGAACTTGCTATCAGAAATGCATCAAGAGGAAAACGTGACAGAAAGTCAGTAAAGCGGAGGCTTGAGAGACCTCACTTTAAGGATGAGATAAAGGCCTATGCCTTAAACTTCAAGAATAAGCCTCACAAACCCAAAGAGATATATGACGGCATCCAGCGTAAGAAGAGAACAATAATTGTACCCAGCTTTGAAGAACAGGTCATCCACCACATGATGGTAAATATCCTAACTCCTATCTTCTCCAAGGGCATGTACGAACATTCTTATGGATCAATACCCAAAAGAGGCGGCCATAGGGGTAGGATGACAATTGAAAAGTGGATAGTAAAGGATGGGAGGAATTGCAAGTATTGTCTGAAGATGGATATAAGAAAATACTTTGACAGCATACCTCATGACATTTATCTAAGGAAGCTCAGATCCATCATCCATGATAAGAGATTTATGGAAGTCTTGGAGGAAGTGACTGAGGTTATACCTAAAGGCCTGCCTCTTGGCTTCTATACTTCTCAGTGGACTGCAAACTGGTACCTGCAGAGCCTTGACCATTATATCAAGGAACAGCTGCATGCCAGGCACTACATCAGATACATGGATGACATGGTGGTATTTGGTCCGAATAAGAAGGAACTCCACCGGATCCAGAAGGAGATTGACCGGTACCTTCATGAGGAACTTGGCCTTGAGATGAAGGACAACTGGCAGGTGTTCAGATTTGAGTACAAAGGCCGGTACAGATTCCTGGACTTCATGGGCTTCAGATTCTACCGCAACAGGACCACGCTGCGGAAATCCATAATGATAAAGGCCACAAGGAAAGCCAGGAAGATATATAAGACCGGCAAGGTCTCAGTCTACTCTGCAAGGCAGATGCTGTCATATCTTGGCTGGATAGATGCCACAGACACATACGGCATGTATGAGAAATATATAAAGCCTTATGTGAGCTTCCAGAAGCTAAAGAGGAAGATAAAGAGCTACGACAAAAACAGGAACAGGAGGAAAGCAAAATGAATGAATGGTACAGATCAGAGAGTACAGTCATGCCGGAAGAGACAGACCTGACTTCATCCAAGGTCTACAACTATGTCAGAAGGAACATAGAGGAAGAAGAGCGTGAGGATGAAGAGGGCAACATCATCACCATGTATGTGTTTGAAGAGATGAAGTTGCCAAAGGAAAGCTGGGGTATGTACCTTGAGACAATCCAGAACACAGCAAACATTGACTACATTGCCATGGAAACGGGCATAGAGTTGGAGGTGTGATATGAGTAAGAACTTTGAGAAGGTAAAAGGTTACTATGGCAAGGGGCTGTGGTCAAAGCAGAAGGTCCACAATGCTGTAGGAAAATGGATCACAGCAGAGGAGTATGAGCTCATCACAGGAGAGCCCTTTGAGGAGCAGAACTGATAACCGTAGCAGCTGAGTTAATTGGCTGCTCTTTTTTATGGGGGTATATAAGGATGCCAGATCTTAAAGAAGTACTTTCAATCTTATCTCTCTTGATAGCTGCATTTGCACTGTGGAGGAATGTCAAAGGTGACAATAAGAGTGAAGGAGCGCAGGTCTCAGAGATTTTAGTGAAGATGGAGCTGGTACAGTCGGACCTGAAGGAGATAAAAGCAGACTTCAAGGCTGAGATAAGGACACTGAAGGCAGACCAGGAGAACCTGAAGGAGAGGATGGTTGTAGTAGAGCAGTCAGTGAAATCAGCACATAAAAGGATAGATGAATTGCATGGTGAACATCAAGCGGAAGGATAAGACCGGCATAGAACGATGCCGGAGCGTTAAAAAAGCAAAGAAGATAGACAAGATAGTTCGAGGAGTACTCATATACTGGGTACTCTTTGTCTTGATTGCCTGGATCACCTTCTGGGTAAAAGACTCAGTTCCGGATACCCTCATTCAGTATGGCCTGGGAGGAGGAGCTGTAGAACTTCTTGTCACAGGATTGATTGAAATTGCAAGAGACAGAATAGCTAGGAAGGAGGAGCACAAAAATGACAATTGAGATATTCTTATTTCTTTTCACAATCGGATCACTGATATCATCACTTCTTACAGAAGCAGTCAAGAAGCTTGGCTTTGGGCTGAGCATCAATATCATAGCACTGATTGATGCGGTCTTAGTCGGCTTCCTGGGAACAATAGCATTTTACATCATCATGGGTATACTGTGGACACCGACAAACATAGTCTGCATATTCCTCATGACCTTCTGCATATGGATAGGCTCGATGATAGGTTATGACAAGGTGATGCAGACCATAGCACAGCTAAAGAGGTGATGAGATGGGAGAAGTATTCGGAATTGACGTATCACATTATCAGGGCCGGATAGACTGGGAGCAGGTAGCAAAAGCTCAGAAGAAGTTTGCTATCATGAAGTGCCAGTATGAAGCCCAGAGCCACAGGAAGGATGAGACTTTTGACTACAACTATGCTGAAGCAGGTAAGCAGAACATAGCGAGAGGAGTCTATATCTACATAGCAAGGCACTCAATGGAGAACCCTGTAGCCGATGCGGAAGCTCTTCTGAAGAACCTTGCAGGCAAGAAGCTTGAGTATGGTATATGGCTCGATCTTGAGGACAAGACTGTCGAGGCTAAGGGCAAGGCATATATCAGGGACCTGTCCTTTTTGTATGCTGATATATTCCAGAAGGCCGGATATTTTGTCGGAATCTATTCTAACAGAGACTGGTATATCCGCCTGATCCACAATGACCTGAAGGAAGCCTTTGACTTTTGGCATGCAAGATATCCCAAGAATGATGTGGGACAGTATAACCCGCAGTCAAGTCTGAGGCCTAGTGGCTCCATAGCAGTAGCATGGCAGTATTCGAGCAAGGGAGTTGTGCCTGGTATAAATGCCAAGTGTGACCTTGATGTGGACTTTGACGGAGTAGTGAACCTTATTGCTTCAGGAAAACCCATTAAGCAGCGGAATCCTTATACACTCCTCAGCACATTGATGAAGGAGGGTGCAAGAGGAGAGCCAGTCAAGTGGCTTCAGTGGGAACTCAACGAGGCTGGGGCCAATCTTAAGATTGATGGAAGCTTTGGCTCAAAGACAAAGAATGCTGTCATGTGGTACCAGGGAGGACACAACCTTCTTGTGGATGGAATTGTAGGCAAGAAGACCATTGCAGCGCTTAAAGGGGACTGAATTGTCAGACACTAGAAGGATACGCATGGGATACAAAAAGAGCTGAGAAGCCCATAAAAAAGCCATGTAGTACCCTTGGCTATGAAAGCTCAGGGAATTGTATAAGAACAAAGCAAGAGCCCGGAAGTGTGGATACTTCCGGGCTTCTTTTATTGTCAGAATATTCTCATAGAACCTGTTAAAAGATACAAAAAACTACTCGTGGGTTACAAGTGGGTTACACGTAGTACACAGGTGGTACACAACGCTATTGTATCAGAACTCAGTCGGTAATTTGTTGACCTCTGTGATAAGATCCTCAAGAGTTTTTTCTGTATAGACTTCACTTGTAACGTCACCTTTTCCTCCGATCTTGAACTTAGAGCCTGCCTTATTCTTTACTGAGTGGCCCATGATGATTTTCTTGCAGATCTCATTCATGTTTACTTTGTCGGCCAGATAAGCGAAAGTATAACGGCAGTCATGAGGAGCATGATTGAGGCCCAGCGTATTCACTAAGGTCTTCCAATTCGACTCAGTGTAGACTGCTCTCGTGTAATGCCCTCCGAACTTATTGCATATCAGATACTCATAATTCTTCTTAAGCCTCTCCTCTACGAGAGGGATGATGGCATCATGCAGAGGGATGATCCTGTCCCTTCCTGCCTCAGTCTTGATACCTCCCACCATATACTTCTCTTTGACATGGACATCTTCTGACCTTATCTCTAAAAGCTCTCCTGGGCGGAGGCCGGTGTAGATATAGATGAGTACTATGTCCACATTATTGACAATGCCAAGGCTCTCCCAGAGAAGCTTTATCTCAGACTCAGAGAAGGATGTATGTATCGGAGCATCCGGATCAGTCCACTCATAGACAAGATGCTCGGTCACATCCTTATCCAGATATCCGTTATTGATGGCATAACCATATACACCCTTAAGGACCACTCTTATGCTTCCGATCGTGGCAGCAGACTTTGAGGACTTTGATGTGATGATCTCCTGGAGCTCGTTGGCTCTTATGTTTATCATCTTCTTGTGATGGATGGGAGAGAGGATCCTGAAGGCAATGTTATAATTCTTCCAGGTATTCTCTGTGGGATTAGATTTTAAGGACTTCCTGTAGACTACCCACTTATCATACATCTCTGCAAAAGTCGGAGAGTCAACATAAGACAGATGCTCTTTGACTACCTGGCCCTGGTTATACTCGGCAAGATAATTGAGGGCCAGAGCTTTTGTAGAGAAGTATTCAAGATATTTTCTTTTTCTCCTGGCAGTTCCGTCCGGCATCTCTTCCATGAAGGAAACCTTAACGGCATAAGGCTTCCTTCTGTTGCCGGGGAGCTTCACCACGGAGCCGTAACCATTCGGCAGCTTCATATGAACCTCCTTACTTTATGCGTTTAAGGCCTCCTCTTGAGCCCCTTTTACATCCAGTAATTTACATACACTCTCTTTAATTCCTTCAGGAGCTGTGCGATATCTGTATATTATTTCTTTTTCAAGGAGCGAGAACTGCTCCGGCTGGCCCTCAGGTTCATCTTCCCAGCCCATCAGATAACCTGGAGAACATCTTAAGACCTTGGCAAGGGCAGCGATCTTATCTATCCCCATATTCTGTATATCTCCGCTCTCATAACGAGAGACAGTGCCTTCTGATACTCCGAGCTTGTCAGCTACGTCCTTCAAAGTTAATTGCAAATATTTTCTCCGACTCTTAATGATATCCTGAACAGCCATTTTATCTACCTCCTATAAACATGATGATAATTTAAAACTTGTATAAATGCAAGGAGAGTTTGCGGAAAAGATAAAAAATATATTGACAATACAAAAAACGGGGCTTATATTTAAAACATAACTTGCGGATACGCAAGAGGAAGGAGAGCGATATGATACTAAGCAATGAGATAAAGGCTCAGATGAGAAGAGTCGGCATCACACAGGAACAGCTAGCGGCAAAACTCAAGATAAATGCAGCAACTCTCAACAGAAAGATAAATGATTCTGAAGGAAAGAACCTTAGTGTTAAGGAGGCTCTTGAGATGGCTGATGCCCTTAATCTGCCAAGCGCTATGATAAGCACAATTTTTTTTGCTAAAGACCTTGCGGATACGCAAGAAAATAAGGCATGAGGCGGAGCCTCTAAGGGAACCCTAGAGGCTGTTATATCACATTAGATATCAATATTGACATATTGATATCTAATAAAACTTGCTAACCGTCTTAAGAAAACTGTTGCGACGTCGCAACGGAAAGGAGAGCTATGGAGCAGAAGACGAGACAGCTGCATCGGATATCTGTATCTGAAGCGGCCAAGGCCCTGGATATGTGTGCTGACTCTGTCAGATACATGGTCAAAAAGGGCACTCTTCCCATAGGCAAGGCCATGGAAGGAAGAGGAAGGACTACTTACTACCTGTACAAAGAGTTTCTTGAGGACTACATGGAGGGCAGACAAAAGTGAGGATGAAGAGACTGCTGGTAATTGGTGGCATTATTCTCATCCTCACAGGGATGATCCTGATGATGTGGCCGGAACCAGTGGAAGAAGAAAAAAGTATATGGGAGAAGATACCGGATGAAGAGATACATACCTATATCGAAGAAGAAGGAGCAGCAGAGAATATTCCAGAGCATGAGACAGACTGCTGCATCAAAGAAGGAGCTGCAGACTCTGGATCAGATAGTACATCAGAGCGTGATGGAGATGAAGAAGAGCCTCCGGCAGCAGGATCAGTGATAGAGCTGACCTATGACGAAGCTGCAGAGCTTAAGAAGCTGGCCACAGCAGAAGCTGAAGGAGAAGGATGTGAGGGCCAGTGGCTTGTCATGAGTGTGGTATGGAACCGGGTACAGGATCCGGAATATCCCTCAACAATCCATGAGGTCATCAATCAGTACGGAGTCACCAAGGAAGGCAAGAAGATATACCAATTTAGCTGTGTGGCAGATGGGAGGATTGAAACCGCAAAGCCATCCGGAGACAGTGGCACAGCTCTTGCAAGACTTGAGGCCGGAGATGTCAGTCCTGGGATCATAGCCTTTGAGGTAACAGGCACAGACATCCTGGAGAAGTGGTTTAAGTTTGCCTTCAACTACAAGAATCACAACTTTTTCACCAAAAAGTAGATAAAAGGGAATGAAAGGTGCAGTAAAAGGGAATGGAAAAGACACCACAAGAGCAATTCTATGAAGTCTATGAACCGCTCCGCAAGAAGCATCAGCTATCCTCTCATATCAAAGCAACGTCCCTTAAACCGGACGAAGATGTCATAGAGATATATAAAGGCTTCGGCAATGAAAAGAAGCTGCTCTATAGAGCTAAGGGAGAGCTGGAAGGTTGTTACAAGCAGATGGTTTTAAACCTGACGACTTTTAGAAATGAGCAAAAGAAAAGAGAGCCAGGGAAGCTCTCAAGTTCTTGTAGTACATAACATATTTGACACAAGTTATTGTACTACATTGAACCCATAAAATCAAGGAAAAGCTAGATTTTATCTAGTTTTTATAGCTTTATCAACATATTAAAGTTAGGAGAGAAGTTGGGGATCAATGGCATACAAAGAGGACTTATTCATCTCATCCAATTACATTGAGCATGAGATTAATTTCAAGGGAAACTATGGAGCAAAGGGAGAGAAGAGGGAGAAGAAAGAGAAGCCGACTCCCCTTCAG